GTAATATGGAAGATTAGAAGCTACAGTTTGGTTATAAGTAAGCTTTACTCTCCTATCCAGAAGTACTGCAGTATCATCTTCCATTACTGCTTCTGCAGAATCTAAGCTTAGGTTAATATCTTCTAGGTAGATTCCATCCGTTCTCTTTACAAGTAACTTCAGAGTTGATCCTAAGAATGCACAGTTTAGGATGTCTCCATCAAATGTCCAATGACTCCAAGAGTTCTGGAGCTTCTCCTGACCTTGCCAGAAGTTCTTATAAACATAAACTCTTTTAAGATCATCATCTGATAAGACTGCAAGCATCTGATCAGTAGAACTTACAATCATTCTAGTAATATTACCTTTTATATACTGTGGTACATGTGCAGTAATATCTGTGGCATCATTTGTATCTGATGATCCTACATCTACAAAGTATTCTCTAACTCCTGAATACTCTCCACGTTTAAAAGGAAAATATACAAACTTTCCAGAAGATACAGGAGGAGCTTTAGCAGTAGATTCAAACTGAGTTACAACATCTACAGAAACAGTACTTGGGGAAAAAGATTCTCCACTATTATTTAAACTAAACTGTTGAAAGTCTGAGAAGAGTAGTAAACTTTGGTCAAATGCTGCAGCATGTCTTAGTAGAGATACTTCATTATTGGATACTGAGATATCAATAGGATTACTATCCAATGCAGTCATCACAGAAATTGGGAAGAAATTATAAAAGTTTCCTGCAACTGAGAAGATTATATTCTCATCACTCAAGATACCAAAGCGGTTCTTATGAAACAGAATATCATTAATTTTTCCTCCTACAAATGTAGGAAAAGGATTTGAAAGATCATCTCCTGCTTTTCTTGAAGACCATCCGTATCTTTGTGGCGCACCATTACTTGCAGCTAATTCTTTTACAGATTCAAAAATAAAGTATTTATTTGGAGTACCTTGAGTATCATATACTCGTATTAAACGATGAGGCATCGTAGCAACATTAAATCCTGTATATACTGGTGTAGAAGCAGTACTAGGAGCTAAGGTTTCTTTCCAAGTTTCTTCGGTTTCGTTATGTTTAACATAGAAATCATCTTGAGTGGCATCACTACTACCCACGACTTTTACTGTATATTTATCAGGCGCACCTGTTCCAGGAAGTTTTGAAAAAGCTGTAGTACTTGTTGTAATACCTATTAAATCGTTTCCTCCATGAGAATCTGCAGTAGCAATAGTAAATGGTTCAGTACTTTTAATAACAATAACACTAGAACTTTGAGCTAATGAAAATGTAAAAGGAAGACTAGTTACATCCTCCATTGCATCTGTTCCAGTTCCAAGAGTAAAACCATCGAAGTATCCTTTATCTACTCCACTTCCTGCTGCTGCATCTCCATCTTCATTAATGTCATCTGCCATCTTTCTTCCACCAAATCCTTCTGCAGGAGTAGCATGAGAAAATGTATCCCAATGCGTTCCAGTACATTTAGTACTTCCATACATTAAAACATTAGCAATATTAGTAGTTCCTATGTGGCCTTGATTGACTGCTACATTTGATGCAGGAGTTTGATAACCTATCTTATAAGAATTACCACTAAGTGTTCCTGTTCCACCTACAGTTAAAGTTACTACATACTTACTGGAATAATCTCCAGTTTTTACATAAATTAATCCTTCATAATCTATGCTTCCAGTTATATTAACTGAACCAGAACTGGAAATATGCTGAGTACTGCCTAAATCTGAAGTTCCTTCTCCTGATACTTCTCCATTTGCATCTGCTTTTTCTACTACTACAGTTTTATTAATAAGGAATGTGGTATCTGCTACTGTAGTGGCAACTATGTTATCGGATACTCCTCCAGAATCCGTAACTTCAAGGTAAGCTAAATCTCCATTGTCAATGTCATGATTTCCTGCTCCTGTTAAAGTAGAATTTGCAACGGCTTCAGATTTTACAGGAATAGAAGTACCATCTTTATCATATATTTTTAAAGTTTTAGTACTGGCATTTAGTCTGGTAAGAACCATTGTATACTCTTCTTCTCTGTCTCTTCGTATACTATGGATAAATGAATCTGTTATACTACTGGTAGTAATTCGTGATTTATGTTCAGTTCCAGGTCTTTTTTCTAAACCTCTTGCAACAGAACTTAGACCATTAATCTGTCTTTCTGCTTGAGATGCTAACCTAATTTCAGCAGGTTGCTGAGAAATACCATTTATTAAGTTTGGTATAGAACTAGAAACTAAAGCCATAATTAGGAATATAAACGTCTATTGGAGTCAATTACACTAGCAACAGAACCATCACTTCTATCTATTGCGGAATAAATATCGTAGTTATCAAATATATTAAAATCTGCATTTTCAGCATCTGCTGCTCTGAGAGCAAAGAGAGCTTGTTGTTCATCTTTAAATTGTAGTTGTGTCATCTCACCAGAACCAATAATATTTTCTTGGAATTTTCTTCCTGCTCTTAATGTTATGTATTGGCGAGCTATTTCTGGAAGTTCTATAAAATCAAACAGGAAAATAATATCTACTTCTACGGCTGCAGTAAATTGAAATGAATTTTTAGTGCGGTCATATAATTTGTTATTTCGTTCAATAACATCTGTATCGTAATTTCTTTTTAAACTTATGGTATCTACTCTGAGAGTATTGGAAGGAAGTTCAATATTATTTGAACTGTTGGGAGATAATGTATATCGTATATCAGTATTAAAAGACCATCCTGCAGATTGAACTTCACGAGAAATGGAATCTAAGACTATTTCAGCTACTTCAGCTTCCTGAAGACCAGAATTTAATGTATTAACTGGAGCTTCTCCGATACCAATAAGCATTGAATTAATAGCATCTAGTTTGGAAGTTTTTGAAACAGCCATATATTTTTGAGGATAAAATTATTAGGAGAGGTGTAGAGGAGGTATGGAGAACTATTATGCCTCCTCTACGAAAATGGGATATGGCAAGAGGATTAACCATACCCCACAAAGAGGTTACTATGCCACAGGTGCAGTCAATGCTACAGCCATTGCTGGACGTAACACGTTGTGACCCATTGCATACTTTGCAACCAGTAATGTACCTTGTCGATTGATCTGATACTCAGATTCAACAGAAAGATCCATCAGTTTAACAGTTGCAACTGCATCCTTATGCATTACCAACGCACGAACTTGTTGTGCGGTGTTCATGTAAGTAGCAGGGAGATCATAAACAGCTGCCCTGTTGGACTCTGCACTACCTAGTGGTGCAGCATCATTAGTAGTACCAGTTAAGTTACTACCAGATCCACCTACTGTCCATAGAGAGTTAGTCCATCCAGAAGCATTACCTGTTCCAAGATGCGGAGTCCGTACTACTGGGATTCCTGCAATAGTTGGAATATTTACATCTGTAACAGAAGCTCCACCACCAATATCTTTATCAAACATGTGTAAGCCAGTTTCCTTGCTTATTCCTGCTGTCTTAAACATATTGTAATAGAGATCAGTAGCTACAACGCACACCATACCATCTAGAGGTGCGCCAGCCATTTCCAAGATCCGCTTTGCTTCAACTATACCATCTAAGAAATAATCTGCTTTCATAGAGTTGGCAAGAGTAGCATAAGCTACGTTAGCTGTGAAATCTTCGTCAGTCCAAGCTACATTATCTTGAACCAAAGCTGCAACCTTAGTTGCATCGGTAGCTATAGCTGCTTTAATAGCCATTCTAAGAATGTTCTTATCGGCTACTTTTGCAAGACCATAAGAAGCTTCATCAGTATAGACTGAACGGATGTCAAAGTGTTGCATCGCTTCATCGATATTTGGAATGAATTGATGTGCTACCAAGAGATCGTCAATCGTTACTAGTCGCTCAGTATGCTTTGCACGAGCTGCAGGAACAAGTTCATTTCCTGGAGTGTGGTAAGCTGCTGCACGATTTTTACCTGTCATAATGAACTGTGCAGATTTACCATTTTTAATGGTGCGAACTCTGCAATAGTCCAGCATGATATTTTTTGTTTGAAAGGCCGTCATTACTTCACCAGCATATAGCTTTAGAAATAATGCCCTACTGTTTCCGGTGGCGTTCACCTCACCAGAACGATGACCTACATAATTAGTTGCTGCCATATTTAATTTTAATTGAGATTAAAGATTACTAGTTTTATACTAGCACGAGTTAAAGTTACGGCTTTATCTTCATCGTTCCCAATTAAAGTTATCCTCCTCAGAGGGCAATAATTTTGTTCGTATGTTTTACTTCCGTATTACATAAGGTTAGAAGCTGCTAGTTTTCTAGAAACTTCTTCCCTAAAAGCAGGGTCATTCTTGTACTTAGGATCATTCATTGCTTCCGACATTTGCGCTAATGACGTAAAAGCTCCTGAACTTGATGTACCAGTAGTACCCTGTATAAGATTTGGCATACTTCCGTTTGCCATTTGATATTGAGCGTTGAGACTCTTAATAGCAAATAAGCTATCTTGGTTGTTAGAACTCTCTAACGCTCTGTTAAATGCATCTATTTCATTTTGAGGTAGGCTATCTCCTGCCCATTTCACTAAGTCTTGGTAGTTCTTTTCTCCTCCTACAGATTCATATGCAGTCTCAGAAAGACGATCTGAAATAGCTTCTTGACCTTGTATCCATGAGTCAACCATCTCTGTTCCTACACCAGCAGTACTTAGTTCTGCATATGACTCAGGAGATAGACTTCCTTTCTCAGTATATTCATTTGCATATTTAGTGTAATCTAAACCTGCATTGGTTAAGGTTTCCTTAGCTTCTTGTATATGGTCTTCTTGATTTGTAGAAGGAGTCTGCGGAGGTTGTGTACCCTCATCGCTGTTCGTCACAGACTCCGAACTGGCTGATAGCTTTTGTTCTAATGCCCTATATGCTTGAGCCATATCTTCAGGATTCTCAAACTTATCGGGTAGCCAAGTCGGTTTTCCATCTTCTCTCTCTACTGCACTCACACTTTCTGCAAGCTCTACCATTGCTTGCTCATGCTCTGGTGTACCCTCTACTGGAGGTGGAGCATCTTCATGAGTACTAATTTGATTAAGATTCGCCATATATATTTCTCCTCTTTAAAAGATTAATTAGTCATTTCTGGTGGTGGTGCTTGTTCTGCGCCCATTTGCTTCGCCATTTCTGGA